CAGTTTGGAGTATATGGTCAAGGAGAGTTCTATAACGAACATAGAGATATAGATTTAGCAACTCCAATCAATAGAAAACTATCTATAACTGTGCAGCTAACTGATCCTAATTATTACAAAGGTGGAGACTTTGTATTATGGAGCTTAGAGGGTAAAGAACTAAGAAAAGATGAGTGGAGAAACAAAGGATCAATACTAGTATTTCCATCATTTTTAAAACATAAAGTAGAAAAAGTAACTAAAGGAACTCGTATGTCTCTCGTACAATGGTACGCAGGGCCTGAGTGGAATTAATGAAGGCAATTCTTAATCACAGAATATACTTAGATACCACACCCGAACTCGAAGAAAAGCTCGAGAGTGCGCTTACTTATACTTTGCCACCTCGTATGCCTATGGATCCGCCTATCATTATAAAAACTTATAGACGAATTAGAGCAGGATTAGTTACCATACCTGGCGGAAGATTGGATTTGATCCCACAAGATTACGAAGTAATCGATAAACGAGTAAAGTCACCAGTGAAACTACCTGACTTTAAGTTTAGTTTACGACCTTCTCAAAACATGGTTTACTCTGAGATCGATGACAATGCTATAATAAACGCATGGGTCAGTTGGGGAAAGACATTTACAGGTTTAGCTATCGCAGGAAAACTGAAACAGAAAACACTTGTTGTTACTCATACAACTTCATTAAGAACACAGTGGGAAAAAGAAGTAGAAAAAGTCTATGGATTTACGCCAGGCAGAATAGGTAGCGGAGTCTTTAACACCGAACCGCCTATCGTCATTGGGAATATTCAGAGTTTATACCGAAGAATCAAGGATATAAAACATCTATTCGGGACTATTATTTTAGATGAAATGCATCACGTTAGTAGTCCAACTTTTACTAGAATTATAGATGAAATGCCTGCACGATACAAGATAGGACTTACAGGAACACTAGAAAGAAAAGATGGAAGGCATGTAGTTTTCCGAGATTACTTTGGTAATCACGTACTCAAACCTCCAAAGGAAAACTTCATGACTCCTTCCGTAGATATAGTTCCATCAGAAGTAAGATTTCTAGATGGAAGAACAATGCCTTGGGCAAGTAAAGTAAATCATTTATGCTACAATCAAGAATATGTTCGTAGTGTAAGTATGATTGCTGCCGCTTATGCCGCCCAAGGGCATAAAGTATTAGTTGTGTCAAACAGAGTATACTTTCTAAAAGTTTGCGCACAGCTAGTAGGGGATAATGCAGTTCATGTTACAGGTGACATGGATCATGCAGAAAGAGAGGAAACAATTAAACAGTTAAAGAAAGACAAGAATGTATTATTCGGCACACAGTCAATTTTCTCAGAGGGTATATCTATCAATGAGTTAAGTTGTATTGTGTTAGCAACTCCGATAAACAATGAGCCTTTATTGACTCAGTTGATAGGAAGAATAATAAGAAAAGAAGAAGGAAAATTACAGCCAAAAGTGGTAGACATTCATTTAAAAGGTAAAACAGCTTCGAGACAGAACCAGGCTCGACTCGGATACTATATGAAGCAAGGATATGAGGTAACTCAACTATGACCTCGGAAAAATTTTTCTTGACATCAATTAATTTTCGTGTTATAATATATGTTACTATTTGACTGGGATAAAGTAATGCAAGTAAGCAATGGCAAAATTAGTCATATAATTGCTATACTTCGTATGATAACTTACAAAAAGTTACCAACTAATTACTACGATCCAACATTTAAATTTCAGAGATATAAGTTTGGGGGTAGTAGTTTCCTTATTAATCCCATCGACTTATTAGAAAAAGGCAGACAGTTCAGTGATAGAGAAGTAGTAGAATATGCAGGTGTCGCATCGTTTCGCTCCTATCACTATTATAATGAAACTAAAGACACCACACTAGACCTGTTACACTGCCAAGTGTCACAGGGTATTATTAACAGCAACAGACTGCTTGATATTAAAGCGAATCGTATTCACTTTATGTTCGAGGAGACACAGGAGAATAAAAATGGCAATTAAATTTAATCAGAGCAAAGGTTCGGCTCAAAAAGAAAAAGTAGAATCATATGTCTATACAGGCAAAGAAAATCATCACGTGAGACTCGTTGGTGACTTACTACCTAGATATTTATACTGGGTAAAAGGCGAGAACAATAAGAATTTACCTCTTGAGTGTTTAGCTTTCGATAGAAATACCGAAACATTTAACAACAAAGAAGTGGATCATGTGCCTTCTTACTATCCAGATCAAAAATGTGCTTGGTCTTATGCTATTCAATGTATTGATTATAGTAATGATGAACCAAGTATCAAAATCTTCAATCTAAAGAGAAAGTTATTTGACCAAATAATGACTGCTTCAGAAGATTTAGGAGATCCAACTGATACAGAAACTGGTTGGGACGTTTATTTCAAAAGAATTAAGACAGGCCCACAGGTGTTCAATGTAGAGTATCAGTTACAAGCACTAAAATGTAAACCAAGAGCGCTTAATGAAAGCGAGCAGGAGCTTATTGCTAACTTGAAGTCAATGGACGATGTTCTTCCAAGACCAACAGCAGACGCACAATTAGAGCTTCTTAAAAGAATAACCGAAGAAGGGGGTTCGGTTGATGAAAATATTTCATCAGAATTTGACGTAGAATGATTGGAGTAGGAGAAAAATTCCCACCATTTAAATTAAATGGAATTGATAAAGATAATAACTTTGTATCAGTAGAAGTATTAGAGAACTATGAGCCTCTAAAAAATGACTGGACAGTAATTTATTTTTATCCTAAAGATTTCACATTTATCTGTCCAACAGAGATTGCTGGAATGGATATGTTAGTAGACCATGCGACAGTTATTGGTATAAGTGGAGATAATGAGTTTTGTAAGTTAGCTTGGAAAAAAGATAACGAAATGATAAGAAACATTAATCACTCACTTGCAGCCGACTGTGGTCTAGGACTTTCTTCTGCACTAGGTATAGTAAATGAAGAAGGTGGGGTTTGCTATCGAGCTACATTCATTATGGATCATGAGAGAACTATTCGTCATGTATCTGTAAACGTTGATGACACAGGCAGAAATGCCCATGAAATCTTAAGAACCCTTCAAGCACTTAAAGCTGGTGGACTCACTGGTTGTGCTTGGCAACCTGGACAGGACTTCGTAGTATGATCCTGTTTACAGCAGACTGGCATATTAAGTTAGGCCAAAAGAACGTTCCTCTGCCTTGGGCTTGCTCAAGGTACGAGCTGTTCTTTGAACAACTCAAGTCGTTAGAAAAAGATATTGATTTACACATTATTGGTGGTGATCTTTTTGATCGTATGCCATCAATGGACGAGCTTACTCTATACTTTGACTTTGTAAAAGGTGTAGGAGTTAGAACAATCATATTTGATGGAAACCATGAAGCGACTAGAAAAAATAAGACATTCTTTGATAATCTTATTCGAGTAACAAATGAATTGAATCCTCTAGTAGAAGTTATAACAGAAACCTACTATGAAGATGACTGGGCGATTCTTCCCTATGCAGATTTGCATAAAAAGAAAAGTATAGAAAGTATTGATGCGAAGTACTTATTTACTCATGTTCGTGGTGAGATACCACCTCATGTAGTACCTGAAGTAGATTTAACTCGATTTGATAAGTTTGATACTGTATTTGCAGGAGATTTACATGCTCACGAGAATACTCAACGAAACATTGTATATCCTGGCAGTCCTATGACTACTTCTTTTCATAGAAATGAAGTAAAAACAGGCTACTTACTTATTGACAGAAGTGAGCTATGGCAAGAAGGTTTTGACTGGTCTTGGACATGGCACGAATTTAATTTACCACAGTTAATTCGTAAGACAGTAGACGATCCAGATGAAATGGTACAAACAGAATGGCACCATACAATCTATGAAATAGAAGGAGATGTTCAAGACTTGGCAAAAGTCAAAAACTCAGATTTACTAGACAAGAAAGTAGTAAAACGAGAGACCGAAGCAACACTTGATCTTGAGAATCTCACAATGGAAGAAGAATTAGTAAAGTATCTAACTGAGATACTAAAAATAGAGAAAACAAACGATATAGTGAGAGTATTTAATGATTATTCTAAAAACTTTAGCATGGAGTAACTGCTTCTCGTATGGAGAGGGAAATGAAATTGACTTGTCCAAAGCCACACTCACACAGTTGGTGGGTACAAATGGTGTTGGAAAAAGTTCTATTCCTCTTATACTGGAAGAAGTATTATTCAATAAAAACAGTAAAAATATTAAGAAAGCCGATATTGCTAACCGTTATGTTAATAAGGGTTACGATATCAGTCTTAGCTTTTCTATTGATAGCAACGATTATGTTATCGCTGTTAGCCGTAGGACAAATCTTAAATGCAGACTGACGAAAAACGGAGAAGATATATCATCTCATACCGCAACCAATACTTACAAAACATTGGGAGAAGTTTTAGGTATTGATTTCAAAACGTTTACTCAACTGGTTTATCAAAACACAAACGCAAGTTTGCAGTTTTTAACTGCAACAGATACTAATCGTAAGAAGTTTTTGATTGACTTGTTGAAACTAGATGATTATGTAAAATACTTTGATATATTCAAGGAAGCTGTAAGACAAGATTCTTTAAGCGTTTCACGATTAGAGTCAAAAATTGATACCATCGATAAATGGTTAAATGACAATAAATTGGAAGATACATCTCTATTATCAAAGTTAGATTTACCATTTCACTCAGAAGAAGACGAGAAGACTTTACGTTCTTTACAATTAGAATTTGAAAATATCAGTGATAAAAACAAAAATATTTCAAGAAATAATTATTTAAAAGAACAACTCAAGTCTATAAAAGTCGAGAAGATAGATGGGGAGATAGAAGATTATGATGATCTTCAGTCCCAGCTGGGTCAGTGGCGTGCAGAAGCAAACAAGAGAGTATTCTCTGGTACAGACGAGAAAGTGTGTCCTACATGTTTGCAGGAAGTTGATACAAAACTGATAGAAGATATACAAATTAAGCAAGAGAAGGAGAAGCAAAATGCTTCAGAGAAAGTTCGAGAACTACTTGAACAAATTGAAGAAATTAAGAGTAATAACTCGAAGATTTACGCAGCACAGGAAACTCAGAGAAATTTCGAAGAGATTTACAGAAACATTGATGAAAGTCTTCCTACTGAGTTACTTTCAGAAAGTGACTTATCGGAAAAGATATCCGCCCTTAAAGCGACAATCGCTGAGTCAAGGGAGAAACTCGAAGAAATAATCGAGGAGAATAATCGTAGAGAAAGACACAATACACGAATAGGTATTATACAAGAACAGACAGATGAGTTTTCAAAAGAATTAGAAGAAGTTTCAGGGCAACTTTTTGAGAAAGAAGATAACTTGCAGATACTTGAGCTACTCAAGAAGGCATTTAGTACCAATGGTTTACTTGCCTACAAGATTGAGAATATGGTGAAGAATCTGGAAGAGATGACCAATCATTATCTCGCAGAGTTTAGTGATGGTCGATTTGCTCTGAACTTCGTCATACAAAGCGATAAGTTGAATGTTGAAGTATCAGATAACGGAAACATTATTGATATTACTGCACTTTCCAGCGGTGAGCTGGCAAGAGTCAATATCGCAACACTTGTCGCAATTAGACGATTAATGAGTAGTATTTCATCATCTAGAATCAATGTATTGTTTTTAGATGAGGTGAACCAAGCACTTGATGAGCAAGGTAAAGAGAAAGTAGTAGAAGTTCTACTAAAGGAAGATGATCTTAACACATATCTTGTCTCACATGGTTGGACACACCCACTACTAGAGAAGATAGAAATTATCAAGGAGAATAATATATCATGTTTAAGTTTATAACAAAATGGTGGAATATCCTGATTGGAAAAGATAAAAACAGAGATGGTCAAGTCGATATTAAAGACGACATGATTAGAGCAAAGGAAAAAAGCAAAAGAAGATGAAAGGAATGATGATAACAACAGTAGTAGTTCTAATAGGACTTATATACTACGTAACAGCAGATAGCCCTCGACAACCGAGAGTTCAAGGGTGTTATGGAGAATGTTACGAAAAGCATATAGAGATGTATGGAACACTCGCTGAGCAAATGCAAATACAAGCAGAAGCTGCAGCAGCTGATGAGTTTTCATCTATTCGAGGACTGTGGGGTGGTTGTGCTTCTTGTCATGGAATGGAAGGACAAGGTGGCATAGGCCCAGCTTTAGCAGGAAACGATATTGCTGATATGTTGAAAGCATATCGAGCAGGAGAAACACGGGGTGCACAATCTGCACTTATGTGGTCACAGGCAGGTCAACTTACTGACCAAGAGATTGAATTATTAAGCAAATTTACAATACAATTATGAATATAGAAATTTACAGCATACCCAACTGTCCATTTTGTACAAAGGCAAAAGCACTTGCAGAAATGAAAGGCGCAGATGTAACCTACAAAATGATGAACGAAGATTATACTTTTGATGATGTGAGAAAGCTATTTCCACACGCAAGAACTTTTCCACAGATTATAGTTGATGGAGAGTACGTAGGAGGCTATACAGAGTTAGAAGCAAAAATAGGGTGAGGCAATTAGAATTTAATTTTAAACCAAGAGATGCCACTCCCGAAGAACAAAAGGAGTGGATTGAAGAAGAACTAATACCATTAGGAGAAAAACAGATACCGTTTATAGCATTTATGTCAGTATTACAAGTAGCTACAGTCGGTCTTATGCTTTTAGCCTTTTGGGTAATCGAGAAAAACATATGAGTTCAAGAAGTAAAGGCAGATATGCCGAATTAAAAGTAGCAAAAATATTAAGTGACTTTACTGGAGAGAAGTTTATACAAACTCCTGGCTCTGGTAGTGGTAAAATAAAAGGCGACTTGTATTTAGAGGATCAAGAAAATGTATTCACTATTGAAGTCAAGTTCTATAAAGACATGGCACTTAATCATAAAATGTTTACTCAGAAAAACAACAATATAGTCCAGTGGTGGACTAAGCTGTGCAGACAAGCTAGTGAGATGGAACAAGAACCTCTTTTAATATTTAAAGAGAACCATTCAAAACAGTATGTCGGTACGGAGCGAAAACCACAAAACACAGATCAGTATATGTATGTAGCATGGTTAAACCTTTACATATTACTACTTGATCATTGGTTAGAAAAAGAACAGACGGGATTTACAAATGGCAATACAATTTACAGACCATGGGAGGCCGATACCGAACGGGAATCTATTAGTAGTTGATGGACTCAACATCGCTTTTAGATGGAAACACGCAGGTAACTTGGCTTTCTGTGAAGAATACATACGAACAATAAAATCACTAGCAAAGTCTTATGACTGTGGTGAGATAGTTGTGCTTGGCGATGGGGGAAGTGATTATAGAAAAGAACTTTATCCAGAGTACAAAGCAAACCGTAAAGAAAGATTTGCAGAACAGACTAAAGAGGAAGAAGAACTATTTATAGAGTTCATAACCGAACTAGAACATACAATGAAAACTTTACGAGAAAGAGAAAATATACTTACTCTCAAGTATAAAGGAGTAGAGGCAGATGATATTGCTGCTTTTATTTGTGAAAATAGAGAGAATATGGGACTGAACCATATTTGGTTGATTTCTTCAGATAAAGACTGGGATTTACTGATAGATGAGAATATATCACGATTCTCAACAGTAACGAGAAAAGAAACAACCCTTGATAATTGGGACGAGCATTACGACTTTGATCCAGAACAGTACATTACTTTTAAGTGTCTGACTGGTGATAAAGGAGATAACGTTCCTGGTGTCAATGGAGTTGGGCCAAAGAGAGCAGTAACATTAATGCAGAACATGGGAGACATATTTGATATAGCAAATGCCTTACCTATTCATGGAAAATATAAATATATTGAAAGCCTGAATGAGTTTGGAAGTGATCAGTTATTATTGAATGTGGAACTTATGGATTTAAAATTAGACCCTGTTGCACATATCGGACAAGAGAATGCACGAGAAATATTAGAAAAGGTGGAAAATTATGTCAGTGAAGATAGATTATAGTAGAGACAGTTTACTAACAGACTTTAGTATCAAAACTCTACAAGACAGATATTTAGTGGGCGATGAAAAGAGTCCACAAGAAGCGTTTGCTCGTGCAGCTGAGGCATTTGCCGATGATGACGACCATGCTCAAAGAATTTATGATTACGCAAGTAATCTTTGGTTTATGTTTGCCACCCCCGTTTTATCAAATGGTGGCACAGCTAGAGGATTACCTATAAGTTGTTTTTTGAACTATGTAGATGATAGTCGAGAAGGAATAACAGGACATTATACAGAAAACGCATTTTTATCATCATTTGGTGGTGGTATAGGTGGTAGCTGGAGTGATGTTCGTTCTTCTGGAACTCGTACTTCAAAAGGTTCAGAAAGCACAGGAGTAATTCCTTTTGTAAAAGTTGTAGATGCAGAAATGCTAGCTTTCTCACAGGGAGTCACAAGACGAGGAAGTTATGCTGCATATCTACATATAACTCACCCTGAAATAGAGGAGTTTTTAGATGGAAGAAAACCAACTGGTGGCGATACTAATCGTCGCTTCCTTAATCTTCATCATGGAATTGTTATCTCAGACAGATTTATGGAAACAATCCACAGAGCAACAAGAGAGGAAGGATACGACGACTCATGGGAATTAGTTGACCCCCATACAAAAGAAGTTAAAAAAGTAGTAAGTGCGAGAGCGCTTTGGGTAAAGATACTACAAAATCGTATGGAAACGGGAGAACCATATGTAATGTTTGAAGATGCAGTAAACAATGATTTACCAAGTTTTCAACAGAAGAAAGGATTATATGTAAATCATAGTAATCTTTGTTCAGAAATTACTTTACCGACCAACGAAGAAAGAACAGCAGTATGTTGTCTAAGTAGTGTAAATCTGGAGTACTTTGATGAGTGGAAAAACCATGCTTCATTTATTCCAGATTTAGTGCGCTTTCTAGACAATGTGTTGCAATATTTTATCGATAACGCACCTTCACAACTAGAAAAAGCAAAATATAGTGCATATCGTGAAAGAAGTATAGGATTGGGTGCTATGGGCTTCCATGCGTACTTGCAGAAGAACAACATTCCTTTTGAAGGGCCTGTTGCTGCTAGTGCAAATCATATGATATTTAA